CACTTCCGTAAGCGAATCGTCTACGTCAGCTTCTCTTATATCAACTTCCCCTTCAGGAAGTTCTAGTTCTATTTTTTGTGCTTCTTCTTGCATGGTATTCTCCACGTTTATGATAATATATCCTCAGGATTATCGATTACAGCTAAAATCTCGTCATCGTTTAAAAGACGCATATCGCCTCCTTCAATCTTAAAACGAGCTCCAGCATATCTTCCGAATATAACCCAATCACCTTCTTGACACCAAGCTCCGTCTGGAAACTTATTTTCGTCTCCATACGCATCAGGTCCAAGTCTAACTACATAGCCAACAACAGTTGCTAGTGATTCTCTATCAACAGTTTGTTTCGCTAAATGTATTCCACTTTTAGTTACTGACGGTGGTGTAAAGGGTAGAATTAATATTCTATATCCTGTGGGGTGCGGTAATTTTTCCGTGTGCGAGTCTAACGTCTCAACAGTAAGCCCAGCTTCCTGTTCTTCTACAGGTTTTGGGGTATCACTGCCAAAATTATCTACTCGATTTGGAACAGTTTCAGTCATCTATGTCCTCCATATTTGAATTTAAGGTTTGAACTTCCTGCTCCGCTATATTCAAACCCGCTATTTCGCCAACTATTCTTTGATATTGTTCAAAATCCTGAACGCCACCTGTAGCTAACGTTTGCGAAAGATCATCTTTTCTCTTTCGTATTTTTTGGAGCAAATGCTCCGCTGCTTTTATATAGTCCACTAATTACTTAATGTATCTATAATAAAGAAGTCCTTTTGTTTGACCGTATCCAGCTTTCATCTTAGCTTCCTCACCAGCTACTTTATCATCTTTGATAATTAGCTCACCAGCTTTAACTTCTTCTGTTCTAGTGTCATCTTGAACAGCAGGATCGCTCATAGCTGAAGATTTAGCTGAAGATTTAGGTGCTGGATAATTGTCGTTATTAAAATATTTATTCATACCTAGTCCTCTCTAGTAGTTTGTTTTACTGTTTTAACCAGTTCGTTAAAATTCTTTTCTACGTCTCTTTCGTTTCGTAACTCAAGTTCCTGTAGATCGATAGCAGTTTTTACTTCTTGCGCATCACGGTTAGCCTCTATACGTTCTAACTCTACTTGTGCGTTTATTTGAGCTTTTTGCATTTCGGCTTCTAGTCTACGTTGTTCGCTCATATCTTTCTGCATTAATTCATCACGTTCTTGTTGTAACTGTTGTTCAAACATTTCACGTTGTGGATCACTTTGTGCCATTGCTTGTGCTTGTGCCATTGCTTGTGCTTGACCTGTTACTTGTTGTGTTGCTGTTGCAGCGGCTACCGCTATTTCGTTCATCATCTCAGGCGGCATTGGTTGATCTAGTGGAGGTAACGGCTGACCAAGAGCCTGTTCTATTTGTATTCTATATAGCATCGCTTGGTGTTCTTGTATATTCGCACCAATGATTTGTAGTACCGCAGGATTTTGTTGCATCATGGGGTTTTGTAAAAATGCGCTATGTGCTGCTATATATGCTTCGTGATTTTGAAATTCAAACGCTTTTATAGGATTCCCTGTCATCGCGGCTTGTTGTTCGCTAATAGGGTCTCTTGGAGGTATTTCTTGTTCTTGAGGTAAAATTGCATCTATATCTTTTATATTTAAAGCAAGATACATTTTTCTATACGCCTCACGTAAGTTATGAATATCTGGTGCAGCTTGTGCCATTTGTAATTGTGTTTGTGCTAAAACTATTCTTTGCGTCATGCTAAAGATGTTTGGATCACTTACAGGGATTACATCTACAGATTTATCAAAATCTGAGGCGAATACATTTTCAGAAGCCCCCTGAACTGAGTATGGGTATTCAGGAGGCAAAAACTCACTAAACACTCTTTTTAATATTTTAAACTCTTGACGCTGTGCATAATGTAAACGTTTGTGTATCGCAGACATGACGCGCTGACCTTTTTCTAATAAAGCTACAGTAGTGCCGACTGGGGCTTCAGAGTTACCATCGCTTGTAGGTTGCTCAATAGTCGCTGCGAATTGTTTACCAGAATCAATTAAAACACCTAAAAGATTAGTTAGTGTTGCACTTGGTTCTTTATACGGTAAAGGAAGAAAAGAATCTGATAGTCTACCACCAGGAACGTCAACGTCTCTCCACTCTCCTGGTTGTAATGGGTCATCATGTTTTTGAATATTTAATCCACGAGATTTAAATCCTGCAGGTAAATTAGATAACGTTCCTGCATCAATGAGTTGTCTTAATATCGCGGTTACTGATCTGGTCAATCCGCCCATCATGTGAATTAAGCCGAATCCATAAAATCCTAGTCCAGGCAAAAATTTAAAGTGGGTGAAGTGCTCTATCTTTTTGCGCATGGGGTCATTAGGATCATAATTTGGACGGATTGCCAAAACTTCATTGTTATCTTTGCAGATAGTTACAATGTACGGTAGCGCTATTCCTGTTTCTTCACCATTAGCGTTCCTGTCTTCGAATCCTTCGATATCTAAATCAACATGTACTTCTAGTAACGTATATTCTTCACCTTGTGCAGTTCTTGAGATTCCTTCAATCTCATCTATCTTATCGTCAAGCTGAGTTGTGCTTATTGTCGCAGGATCACTCATAGAAGTCTCTCTATAGAACCCAGATATTTGTAATTTACGCATTTCGTTTTCTGTCATGTACATAACATGCGTAATTCTTGGTGCAGTAAGTAAATCTACTGAATAATACGGAACAACTAAGTCTTCTGCTTTAATAAAACGTGATGTTGCGCGTCCTAGCGATGGATCGTAGTAAATTTTCTTAAATGCTGAACCTGAAAGCGGTAAATAAAACAATAATTGATCCATTTCGGGATCAAACTCTTCCATTTTGTACGTAATTTGGTAATTCATGAAGTTTTTAACGCGATTTGCTTTTTCTAACTTCGCGTCGTTAGTAACTCCAAGTACTTCTACGTCAACTGGTCCGCCAGCAGGCAATAATTCTTTATAAGCTTGTGATTGAAACTGTGTTACGGCTTCAGAAAGTATTGGATGGTGTACGCCTGACGCTCCTTCAAACGGTTCGGAACGCTCTTCGCCCCTAATTCCTAATAAATCTAATCCTTTACTAAAAGTTGTGTACCAATCGTCTCTTGAATTTAAATCTTCTTCGTAATATTCAATTAATTCACTTGCGATTTCTTGTAGTTGACGTTCGTCTAGTGCTTCGGCGATATTTTCACCAAATTTAACGTCTTGCATTTGGTCGGGGTCAAACCCTATCGTAGCTGATCCGTCCTCCGCTAAAAATACTTGCGTATTTTCTGGATCAAACATATCAGGCTGTTCGATTTCGATATCTAGTTCTTCCTCAGCTCCTGGAATTACGGAAAATGGTGATCTTTCTATAGCCATATATGCAAACTCTACTACTTATTTCACTAATAATAAACCCTTTGCGTTCTAGGGTAATCATACTCGTCTTCATAGTCGGTGGTTAAACTTAAAAATCCACCTTCTCTAAACCTTGCTAACGCTAAAGTTGTGGCGTCAACTAAGTCATCGTTTTCACCACCAGGAAAATCAGAAACTTCTTCCATAAGTTCCTCACCCCACCTAGTTTCGGGCACCCAAATTCTACCGTCTTGGAAAATTGGACTAACCGCATTAAGTCTTGCAATCTTATCTTGCCCTTTTCCTGGAGAAAATGTATTTACAGGTATGCCTACTCTGCGTAATTCTTGTACTAACGGAATCCCTGACGCTTTTGATTCAATAATTACCGTATCGGGTTCCCAATAATCATATAAACGTAACGCTTCGTTTTTTAATTCAGGAAAATCGAAACGTTCTTTAATACAATCTAATAAAACTAAATGCGCTTCATCACCGTTGTAGTGTTCTTCGCCTATTTTTCCTTCGGGATAGAACACACCCCACGTTGTTATCGCTGTAAAGTCAGCTCTTTCTGATTTTAAAAACGCTGTATCGTAACTTTGTATTAAATAATCACAAGCTGGCGGCTTATCTTGATCCCAAATCATAAACCAATCTTTCGGTATTATAGAAATACCCTCACCTGTTGGTCTTTGCATGTACTGCGACGCCCATTTCGACGGACTAACAGAAGCTTTTATTGTTTGTAATTCTTCTAACGACCAAAAGTTTTCCCATAATGATTTACCGCTAGGAAGTATTGCAGGAAACTCAATCAACTTCCATTGGTCTGCGCCCTCGTCTTGTGTCATTTTCTTAATTAAGCGCCCCGTTAGGTCTTTTTTCGACCAACGTGTCATTACAATTACTATCGCACCTCCAGGTTGTAACCTTTGTCGGGGTCCCGACATAAACCATTCGTACGCTTCTTCTAATGCTTTATCCGACATAGCATCTTGTTCGGAATGCGGATCGTCAATAATAAACAAATCAGCACCCCTACCTGCTAACGCACCTCCAATACCTGCCGCGTAATACTCTCCGCCTTGGCTTGTTAACCATTTACCCGCCGAACGGCTATCTGCTTTTAACTCTGTTTCAGGAAAAAGTTCTTTATATTCGTCACCATCGATTAAATCCCTAACTTTTCTACCGAAGTTAATCGCAAGATCCGCGGTGTGTGTTGCTTCTATAATTTTTAATTTAGGATTTTTACCTAAAAGATACGCAGGAAATAAATGAGACGCAAATTCTGATTTCGTATGTCTAGGCGGCATATTTATTATTAGCCTTTTTAGCTTGCCTGATGCTATTTCATCAAAAGCCGCCGCCATTTGTTTATGGTGATTTCCATCTATAAAATCTGTCCAAATCGCACGGACAAATTCCATAAAGGTACTTGTTGATTTTTCTTGGAAGTCGCGTTTTTCGAGTTCCTCTAATAAAACAGTAAACTCTTTCGCTTCTGCTTTATTAAGGTGGTCTAAGTTAATCCCCTTTAGGAGCTTTAACTTTTCTCTTTTGTTATCTGTCATTAATATTTTCCAGGATAATATTTTCCTGATTTTTCAAACAGTTCTATCATTTCCTCGTATGGAATTTCTCTTTGAATATTTAAATCTTTTAAAGAAATTACAGTATCTGATTCATCATAATTCCCTGTAGCTTTTCTGCTCATTCTATTTCTTGGTCCAAAATACAATGAATCGTAATTTTTTAAATTAGGACGAAACTCGCTAATCTCTCTAAATACGTCTGCAAAATCTTTTGCCATATATGTTGGATAACCCAATCCTCTTTTTGCTTTACTATTTATATCTAATAATTGTTCAATGCCGAATGCTGTTTGTCGATTCATATCGTCTGGGTTATAAGTTTTTCTTGTAACTTTACTTTCTAAATATTTTCTTATTTCGGGATCAACATTTTGTGCATCATATGTTCTTTCGAATTTAGGTTTTACGCCGTAAACTGATCCTGGAAGTTCTTGGTTACGTTTTTTAGCGTACAACATTAATCTAGGATCTAATAATCCTGTCGTAGTGTATATCCCCCCGCTTGAGCCTCTTGTTATATCCCCCGCTCTTTCGTCTACTTTAGCTTTTGGTATTTTAAGAGCTCCCATAATTCCTGTCGTAGGACTACCGTGATATAATTCACTTTTATTTAATTTTTTAGCTAATTGTTCTGCTTCATCTTTTTTGATTATAGCAGGAGCTTTTCTCTTTTTAAGTACTTTAGCCGCCGCAATAACTCCCGCTATTCGAGGATCTTTAGATGCGGCTGTTTGTATTTGATTTAAGGGGTCTCTCGGGTCTACCGCAGGAAATACAGTTTTAGCTATGTCCTGTATTTTTTGATAACTTGGGTCGTTAACTATTTCAGGATTTACTGTTTCTAATAATCCTTTTGCTTTAAAATCAAATAAAAACTGCTCCCATTTAGGAAGAGCAGGTTTTAATTCTTGTTGTCGTTGCTCCATCACACATTATTTTAGAAGATCTTCTAACTTCCTTAATTCTGCCATGTTTTTAAAATAATCGGGAGACGGTGCTTCGTTTGCTTTAATTAAAGATTGATCCTTCATTACGTTTTGTCGTAAAAAATTACGACGATTCGTTTGTTGTTCTAATATACGTTTTGCCGCTATTTCTTCCATAGGATTTTTAGTAGTTGTTCCTAACGGCGGTTCGTTTCTGATATTGTTTCTTATTTGTTTTTGTTGAAACATCATCCTTTGATCTGCAAGTTTTTGATCTTCTATATACTTTTTTAGTGTGGGAAGTAAAGGTTCTTTTTTAGGGGGTGCTGGCGGCTTCATCATGTTTTTATTAGCAGTACGGTACATTTTAGAAACTGCTCTAACAACATCGTCTCCGCGAGTTACAAAATTAGCTAACCACTTTGGTCCTGTATAGGGTAACGTAGCGGCTGTACCTAATCCTGTTAATAATGCTGCGTCGTTTTTAATTAAATCAGAAGTATCTACGTCTGCTCTACTTAGTTCACGCTCTTGTCGATTGCCTTGTGAAAATTCTTTTTCTAAGTCTGTAAGAAGTTCTGTTAATCGGTCCATTATTTGCCTACTTTTTTCATCGCAGTTTTATGTGCTGCCGAAAATGATTTTCCCGCTCGCATTAATTTACGCATCTCGGTCATATGTTTTTTCGTATGGTGTACCGAATGTTTTTTAAGAGTGGTTTGTTGTCTTTTCGTTAGCCCTTTAGATTTAACTGGGGCTTTTTTCTTGGCTTTTGTTTTTGGCATAAGTAAAGCAGTTTAATTTA